CGGATCACGTCTACCTTGTTGCCAGTATCTTGGGTCTTTCATCTTGGCTTCTACATCTTCTTTAGTAACTTGCCCTGCAATCGTACCCGAGCCTGATACATTAGCTGATTTAGTTTGCTCTATAATATGCTCTAAAGCTTTTATGCCTGCTGAACTTGCACCCAGTTCTGCAACAGCTTCTTGCATTGCAGGATCAGGAAAGAATTTATTCATCCATAACTGTACAGCCTCAACTCTTTCATTAGCATTGTCACCTAGTTCTTTTGATACTGCTTCAAGATCAGGTTGCTGACCCATAATAGCTGTAGCATATTTTTCTATGCCTTCAGCAAACTCTTCTTGGCTTAATCCGTTTTCCCATGAATAGTTAGACCACCAGTCAAGCAACTCATTATCTACAGCAGCCTGTTCATCTATAACTTCAGGTAATACGTAATCACCAACTGCATCAGGTCTACTTGAAAATGCTTCCGTTTCCATTTCCTGTAATAGTTTATCACGTAATTCTTCTTCACCTTTACCAAGCTTACTTGATAACTCATCATATGATTTACGTAAGTCTTCAGGTGTCTGAAACTTTTCAGGTAGCCATTCAGGTCTTTCAGCCTGAACTGTTTCTGTTGTTTGTTCTACTGGTGCTTCAGTAGCTTCACTTGGTGTTGCTGATGTTTCTTCCATGGTTTATCCTCTCTGCATGTTGAACTCGTTTGGCAATCAATGCCACTAGATATCTTTGCCCTTCAAGATGCCTTAACTCTTCAGAACTTATATTAGCTCCTGTTATAGCTTCTATTGTTATGGACTTCAGATATTGTAGGGTAGCCAGTCCACTGGGAGTATTGAATGTACTGGCTAAATCTAAAGAAATTTTCTCATCATTATTCTTGGAGCGAGGGTATCCATCAACCCCCAAGTGCTTGGATGTTTGGGTTTGCATTCGGGTCTATTCCTGTTTGTTGTTGCATCTGTTGTGCCATCTGTACCATGCGTTGTCTCTCACCAACATCACGGATCAACTGGTCTGGCACACCAAATTTCTTGGCTAAATAGATTGCTGTTTCTTCTGAGGAGACTAGGAGGTTAATCACCTCAGGGCCGAAACGCCCTGCGACCATTTCTAAGAACCTATCTAGGGACACAATGTCTTGGTTAGATTGTGCCTGTGCCAGTGGGGAAACGCTTTTAATCTTAACTTGCCTGCCATTAACTGTTGGTATTTCTATCCTGCCTTGCTTAGTTAGCAAGTATATTACACGTTGTAATACTGGCTGTACCATCTCAGCTTGCAATCTACCAAATGCTGAACCTATCTTTCTTGATAGATCAGCCATACGTTCTGCAACTTCTGTTGCTGAAGCAGGTGTCTTATTAGGATCACCAAGCATATCATTGTACAAAGCACGTTTGATATTATTTCTCATATCATTAAGAACCAAGTTAGCAACATCAAAGTTGCCTGCTGCTCTTATTGGTTGTAATCCATTAGAGTTAGGTGCTTTAGGTATAACAGTTCCCGGCACTAGGTTTATTGTATCTACGTTGATAACCCCATCATCATCCATTTGATAGATGCCTGATATAGCCATCTGTGCATTTTCAAGAACTAATTCGATTGTAAGGTTGGCACTCTTGATAGCACTTAATGCATTTACAGCAGGGCCTCTGCCATAAACTTCACCACTTGCTTTGCTCCATCTAAAAGCAATAAATGGATTAGAGCCTATGCCATTATACTCTTCATTCAATATAAGCTTCTTATCACCCATCTCTATAACCATATAGCTATAGCGTTCTTCATTTGGTTTGTCATAAAGCTTACATGATACCTCTAGTATTTTGCATTTACTATCAGGATACTTCTGTATCTTGTCTAAGGTTTGCTCAGTAAAACTACCTCTTGGATACGCAATAGGTAACTCTCCAAACTTTAAATCTCTTTCTCTATAAACGTGATCAATTCTTCCATCAGGGCCAACATCTAATACAACATGTGGCAATGGGATAGAATGGAAACGTATTGGGTTTACAGCATCGCCTTCAGTAACAGCAAGTACAGCAGTACCAAGAGCAAGGTCTATAAAACATTCATGTATCTCTTGTGCAAAGTTAGATGTCTGTAGTATTTCAAATACATAATTTGTTACTTCATCTAGCTTGTTATTTATTTCATCTGCTTCTTCAGCAGGAACTTCCCCACCGGCAACAAAGTCTGCCCATCTAGCAAAATTAGGAACTAATCCTGCCTGCAATCTTGATGCAAATTCCTGCACACCAACAACAGCAGTCTCATCAAATATACGATCATCACGTCTTTGACCGGGAGTATAGTTCTTGAACCCTTGTCTTTGTGGTAAACAATACTCAAAGATTTCATCGTAGAGTTCTTCAAACTCACGTCTGATTGTCTTGGCCTTTTCATATTTAGCCATGTAGCCTTGGGCTATATCATGCATTATGAATACCTGTTATAAAAACCTACACCACCACCTGAACCAGACAACAATGATCTTCTACCTGTACCTTTTCGCCTTCTTGAAACAGTTTCTTCCAAAGCTTCTTGTTTCATTTCAGCAGTCTTAGCCTGCTCTTTAGCCTTTTCAGATTCTCTTTCTTTTTCTAATTCAGGATCAGGTGCAGGTGTTTTTGATCCACCACCGGGTAAACACATATGAATCTCCTTTTCTTTAACGCATACATATTAAATTAATAATACACAACGCACAAATGTTATAACCTAGACCAAAGACCTTGTCTTCTTTGTTGTTTAGGTTGTCTAGTAAATACATCAAACTCTCTTCTAGCATTGAATGCCTTAACAGTTTTGAACTGACCCATCACTTGCCTGCCCTCTCCTGACCCTAACATAAGGTACTGCAAGGCATCATGTATATGAGAAAACCTATCCTTTGATGGTTTGTCTTCATACCTTTCACCTGATACTTGCATTCTTCTATAGTGATAGCCACCTTCAAAACCTTTAATCAATTCTTTACATCTATAGTCTATCAAAACACCTGACTGCCCATCAACCATACGTTGCAATGGGCCTGACACAGACTCTAGCCTTAATGCTACATCATTACTATGTGTTGGTCTAGCTTGAAGTCCTGCACCTCTTAATATTTGGAATGGAGTAGATTCATCTGTCTGTGCCCTGAAGTCACCTGCCGGATCACCAAATATATTAACATCACAGTTAGCGTAACGTGTTGCTATCTCTGCCCTAAGCAATTCAGCAAATCTAACTATACCCATATCAAAGGCGACTATCTCCTGTAATATAAGCCAACGACCTCTAACTTTCTGCCCAAAGACAGCAGCAGGGGTCAAGCCAAAATCTAACCCAATAAATAAAGGCATACCATCAGCAACAGGTATTTCTTCTTTCGCCACATGTACATCGGCTCTAAACATATTATATACTGGCTTGCCGTCTTGTATATGCCCAAGCCTATTCATAACATAAACATCTATCCAACTTTTGGTTTTACCTTGAATAAGGTTAGGATAATAACTTGGCATCATGTTCTTTTTGTTTTCAGCTAACGGATTAGGATTATATTTTAATACCAATCCCTCATCATCTTTTTCCTCTAACATAGCTGATGGTTGTGTATAGAACTTCCAGTTGTCAGGTTTTACCAACATCCTAGATTCCTCAGAACTTATATGATCGGGTACAGGAACTTCGCCTGCCATGATTGGCCACCAATGATCTTCTTCCGGAGCATTGGTATCTGCAATCACACCAGTCCATGTCGGCCCTCCATCTCTCATGGATGGATATCTACCCACACGCATAGTACATGCATCAATAATTGATTTAGGAATTTCCCTAGCCTCGTTAATCCATATACCAGTTAGTTCTAATGAAAGAAGTTTCTTTACGTCTTCAGGTCTGTCGAGTGCAAGGAATATAACTTCCAACTCCAAGTCACTCTTGGATATCTTGTGCGTATATGGAACTGACCAAGAAAACCTACCCCAATCTTCTTCCGGAAACCAGTCCAGCCAAGTCTTAATCGTGGTAGTGCGAAGCTGAGGATTTGTGTTTCTGATGATAGCCCAACGACTTTTCCTTTTGCCATCTGGTGATTTCTCCTGCATTAATGCCCGTCTGAATACTTCTACAGAACAAGCTACTGATTTACCTGAACCTACTGGCCCTCTAATACCACGAAAAAAGGTATCATCCTTCATAAAATTTTTACAGACATCACCATCAGGTTTGTATTTAAAGTTGGTCAACTTTCATATCCTTACCAACTTTCATAAGCTTTTCCACCACCTCAGGTGCAATGGCTGCAATCATTTTATCTGCTTCATAATCTGTACAGAACTGTTCCGGGTAATGTTTAAAGTGTACCTTCTTTACAACTATACGAAGTATATCTCTATCTTCTTTCTTGAGAGTATGTAAGAAGCTCATTAGACAACTCTTGTTTTCTCTTTTATTTGTTTTACTCTTAAAGCATGACAATACTTATTATAAAAGTATGTGCTTATATTATTGGTAAATTTAAAAATTTGAAAGTAAATATTTATCATTCGGTTATCCTATGAATAAGATCGATAGCTTTTCGTTTTGCTTGCAATCTTTTTGGGCTGTTTAGATACTTGTTTACCTGCTCTAATTGCTTTTCGTTTAAGAGCCGTAGAGGCTGCGTATTCAGAGGAAGATAAAGCTTTAATTGCTTTCTCAGGTAGATAACGTTCACCAGTTGCTTTCGACCCTTGTGTACTAGGTTTGCCTGATTTGGTTCGCCACTTCTGCCTAGTCCATGCACGTAACGATCTCTGTGACTTTGCAAGTGCCATTATCTATAACCACCACCTTTAGCCTTGTATTGTTTGGCAAGCATCTGTGCTTTACGAGCAGACCATTGTCCGGGCTTACCACCCTTACCACTAGCCTTGATCCTGCGAAAGATAGCTTTCCTCATAGTAGGTTTGGTATAATTACCTGCTGCGTTAACTGCCATTTACTTTTTCTTTGACTTCATAATCTTAGCTTGTAATGACTTAGGCAATGTCTTTTGCCTGCCAGTTAACATACTCTTCTTCTTCGGTGGTCTTCCTTTAGTTGAACCATATGTTCCTTTACCCATAGGCATTATGCTTTCTCCTTTTTAGATTTATTTCTCCTTGAAATGGCACGACCTTTCCTAATAGCATCCGCTTTGCTACTCGCACCCCAAGCCTTTAATGATAATAATAACCTAGTAGGTTTGCCTTTACTATCACGCTCCGGCCCTTTAGCCGCTCCCATCCTCTGCAAGAAAGAAGCACGTCTGGGATTATCACCACTCTTAACTGGTGCTTTCAATGTACCTTGTTTGTATGAAGCTCGACCCTTTGCGTTTAATCCACCCTCAGGGTTCTTGCCTTCTTTACGTGTCCATGCCGGTGTTGCCATACTTTAGTTATCCCTTATCTCGTTATCACGCTCAATGCACAAACGAACCTTGAGAGCAAATAATGTTTGTAGGTGTCCCCTGCCATGGTGGGGTGTCGCAGTTTTTACCCCCCTACCCCTCACCCAAGTCTATGGAAACACGAATCTCCCCTGCGTGGAGATGCATTTGCTTGTCGGGAGCTTTAAAGCCTGCCCTGTCCAGTATGTCTTTGCTAGCTTCTAACTGCACGTACTCACTCTTCGCTCCCTTGGCCAATGCCAATACCCTCTGACTGGCTATCGTAGCAGATAATCCTATAGTCTCTGTTATCCGTGACATCATATACTGCTGTACATGTGGCAGCCTCAAAGTCTTACTGGCTGTCACTCTACCGCTCTCACCATCTGCATATCCTGCTATCTTAGATGCTTCTTTAACACTACAGCCATTTGCTACGATGGTATCAACTAAGGCCATCTGTTTCTTCGTCAACTTACGTTCTTGTATCATGGAGAATCCCCCCCTGTAATCCCCCCCTTTATCACATCATAAGAAACCATCTGTCAATGCACAAATTCACTTCTCATTCTCACTCATGCACATCTCATGCACATACACCCTCTTTGCTTAACTTTGCATTT